ATGATCTCTACGCCTGGAGCACCGACGGCGACACCAACAACGATTTCCTCGGTGATCTCCGTGTGCGCACACTGTTCCCGGATGCCGACACCGTGATCAATGAGTGGGAGCCTGTAGGGCAGGCCACTGGTTTTGAATGCATCGACGAGCCAGCGCCGAATGACGACACTGATTATATTCTCGCTGAACCGCTGACCTCCTTTAGTCCGCCCGTGGATTCTATTTTGAGCGAGTTCGGGTTGCCGCTGGCGGAGGAGGCGGTGGCCGGGATCACGGCGGTGCAGACATACACGCGCATGGTAAAAACAGAGGCTGGGATCGCTAATGCGCAGGTCTCTCTAGTCTCTGGTAGTGAGGTCTCCGAGGGATCCACTCACGCGATCACACAGGAATACACGTACTGGATGGACGTGCACGAAACGGATCCCGATACGGGGGCTCCCTGGACTGCGGATGGCCTGGCCGCTGCACAACTACGGATCGAGAGGACTGCATAAATGGGCGTCACCCAAAATTTTACCTACGCTGATCGCGTAAAAGAGACCACCGCGACTACCGGCACCGGAGACTACATCCTGGGAGGTGCAGTCACCAGTTTTCAGGCGTTCGCGGATGCACTCTCCGACGGCGCTAAATTGTATTATGCAATTTCAGACGGTGCTGAGTTTGAGGTTGGGATCGGTAGCCTGACAATCGGCAGCCCTGACAACTCGATCTCACGCGAGAGTATCTTATCATCGAGCAATGGCGGCGCGGCTGTGAGCTGGGGCGCAGGCTCAAAGGAAATTTTTCTCACCGCGCCCGCGAATATTTTTGATTCTGGGTTGCTCTGGGAGTATGAGGTCACAGGGGCGGCAGAAACGAGCATAGACACCGGGTCCATCCTGGACATCAACACCCACAAGAGCTACCGCATCGAGATTGATTGGTACAACCCGACGGGTACCGGATCTAATTTGTCGTGCTTTGCAAACGGCGACACTACAGCGGCTAATTATCGCAGCCAACTTTTTCAGATCAGTGGGAGCACCCCAACGGGGTCTCTGACAAGCTCGGCCACTATCACGACCGCCAATTCTGGGGTATCAAATGCTGTCACTGTCGACATTAGACTAGTCCCCTCCGGCGCTGATAATTTCATGCATGCATTCACCAATGCAGGTAACGTGACTAGTGGCACCTCCGTTATTATACAGATGCGGCACATGAACCATATTGCCTCCCAGTCTAATATCACGCAATTGATGTTTACTGCATCCGCAGCCAGCTCCCTAGGGATCGGCTCAAAAATCCGCATCTATCGAGGGGATAGATAAATGCTGGGCCATTTCGCGATCTCATCGGAGCCGTTTTTAATAAACGCCCCCGATGAGATCCCAGAGCCACCACCGGAGCCTGTTATTGAGGCACGGGTAACACAGACTGCAGTCCTGATACTGCAGGAGAGTTTCGCGGATATCCGCGTTACACAGACCGCGATCCTATACCTGGAGCCCCCGGTCTCCGGGATACAGCTCACGCAGACCGCTATACTGATCGCCACACGTGAGACCCCATGCCTCACCCGCCGTGCGCAGCTCTGGAAAATCACGCGGCAGGATGGCGAGGTCCTGGCATACACGACACACGATGAGCCGATTATATTCCAGGGCGTCACATACCAGCCGTGTGACAGTCTCTACACTACAGCGACTAGTGGCGGCATGGTTTCCGGCGGTGTCGGGGACTCAGAGATCCGAGGCGTGATCTCGGGCGATGGCATCACTGCTCGCGATCTCGCTGGCGGACTCTATGACGGCGCTATCGTGGAGGTCTGGGTGCAGACCTGGGACGCATCCACAGAGCCGGGGTTCTTGCCGTTTCGGATCGCAAAGGGGGTGCTCGGTAAAATCTCGCAGGGGGATGCAGCCTATACTGCAGAGCTGCTAACCCCCGGCGTGCGCTTGCAGCAGCGCCCATTGCTCAGCCAGTACACCCCTGCCTGTAGATGGGAGCTAGGGGACGGTCGATGCCCTGTAGATCTCGGCGCGCTCACCGTGACATCTACTGTCACCGCAGTGGGTGCCCGCGATGCGTACAATCGTTTTAGACACCGTGTATTTTTTGATAGTGCCCGCACGGAAGCGGCTGAATTTTTCGACAACGGCAGTTTGACGTGGACCTCTGGCGCAAACGCCGGGCTGAGCAGTGAGGTGAAAAATTTTGCGGCAGGATGGATCACGCTCTGGTCTCCCATGCCCCATGAGATTGAGCCGGGGGACTCCTACACGCTCGCGCCTGGCTGCAATAAAACGCGTGATGATCACACGATTAAATTCGGCCTGGACATGTTGGATTTTGGAGGATTCCCAGACATCCCCGGTACGGACTCTCTCACGGAGACCCCCGATGCCAAATAGAGCTGACGTGATCGCAGAGGCGCGGAAATGGATCGGCACACCGTTCCACCACCAGGCCTGCGTATGCCAGCAGGGGGTAGACTGTGCTAATCTCATAGCAGGGGTTGGCCTGGCGCTAGGCCTGGTACCGCACCCTCTCACTGATCAAGAGCGCGTATATCGACGTGTACCAGATCCGGATCGCATGCGCAGCATAATTGCAAAATATTTGGATCCCGTGGGCACTCCGCAGCCGGGCGACATCCTGCATATGGGCTGGCGCAAGGGCCGTCCGATGCACATGGGGATCCTGACAGATCTACATGGGCGTGGGATCATACATGCACTATCCACCGTGGGCCGCGTGGTCGAGACATCCCTGCCGCAGGCATACATGGATCACGTGGAGTCCTGGTGGTCCTACAGAGGGTTAGATTAAAATGTCTACGGGCGCCATCCTACAGATCGCGGGCACTGCCATCGGGGGCTACCTCGGCGGGCCGCTCGGCGCGGCTATCGGCGGATATCTCGGCAGCACGTTTGGCCCCACGACTGAGATCGCAGGGCCGAGGCTCGAGGATCTCCGCGTCATTGGATCTCGGTATGGTGATCCGATCCCGCTGGTGTTCGGGGAGTTCAACCGCGTCTCGGGAAATTTAATTTGGTCCACTGGTCTCATCGAGAAAAAGAGCAAAAAAAAATCTGGCGGCAAGGGCGGCGGCGGCGGCGTCACGCGGACCTCATATACATATAGCACCTCTATTGCTATCGCGATCAGTGAGGGGCCATGCATCAACATCCATCGGATCTGGGCTAATGGTAAAATCCTCTGGGACATCACGACACGAGACGCTCCCGCGCCTAATGGTCAGGAGTGGGTGCTGGAGACGGGCGGTTTAGGTCTGCCAGATGGCCCGCTCGGGTATTTATCATTCCACCCTGGCACTGCCACACAAAATCCTGACACCCGAATAGAGGCAGATCTCGGCGCGGGCAACGCTCCCGCGTACCGCAATACTTGCTACATCGTGCTCGGCGATCTAGAGCTCGCGGATTTCGGAAACGGTGTGCCCAACATCGAGATTGAGCTCAACGGGATCAGTAAAAAAACAGTAGGCTCCGTGCTGCGCGATATCTGCCAGCGTTCCGGCATGTCGGTTGATGAGTATACAGTACGCACGCAGCTCGACGCGCTCACGCTGTCCGGCTACGTTGTCGCCACTGCGGACAACTCAATGTCGGCGATTGCCCCCCTGCAGGCAGCGTTCGCTTTCGACACCGCAGAGCAGAGCGGGGAGGTGCGTTTCGTCCCACGGGCCTCTATGCCGGTAGCTACGATCCCCCGCACGATCATGGCATCTCAGCAGCGCAAGGGGGACATCTCCGCGCAGCCGCGCTACACCCTCGAGCGACTGCCCGATCATGATCTGCTGCGCGAGGCCTCACTCACGTACCGCGATAAAGAGCGCGATTATCAAGAAAACACGCAGCGTGCATCCCGTTTGTTTGGCCTTGCACACACGAAACGTGAGGAGACGCTAGCGATCACATTCGACACTGACGAGGCGCGGCGTGTTGTGGATCGTTTACTCTGGGGTGGCTGGGTAGACCGCGTGCCCGCTGCTGTGAGCCTGTCCAGTAAATATGATTTCATCCGCGCCGGAGATGTCGTGATGCTGCAGGTCTCTGACATTTACGTGCCGTTCCGCGTGGAGAATCGCACACGCGGGGTTAACGGTGTGATCGAGCTGAATTTGAGAATGGAGGATCCGCACATCTATACCGGCAGCCTGGCTGGGCAGATCGCCGCGATCCCGGAAAAAAGATCACGTCTGGTTGGCGATACGTTTGTTCTCGCATTCAATGCGCCGATCCTCTCTACTGATCATCCAGACACAGGATTCTCGTGGGCCATGGACGCGGAGTCTACCGGCTGGCGAGGTGGTTTCGTCTATCGCTCTATTGATGGCGGCTCCTCGTATTCAGAGGCTGCAGCTAGTAACGAGCGCAATATTACAGGCACAGTGTCCGCTGCGCTCCCCGCTGTCACGCTCCCGGATCTATGGGACCGGCAGAATACGATCACGGTCACGCTGCGCCACGCCGATCACGAGCTGGAGACTCTGCCTGAGGAGGATCTGCTGGTCGGTAAAAATGCGGCCTGGCTTGGCGCGGCTGATGGTTCCCACGGCGAGATCATACAGTTCGCCACCGCTACGCTGGTGTCCTCCTCCCCGCGTGTCTATGAACTGTCGAACCTGCTGCGCGGGCGCAGGGCCACAGAGCACGAGATCTCGTTGCACGGATCAAACGAA